GTGGCGTATTCAAGGATCGGGCCACAGGAGAGGTTAGAAAATTCCGTCCATCTCAGATTCGAGAGATGTTGCAATATATGGATACTGTTGATGTGCTAATCATGCATAACGGAATTGGTTATGATTGGCCGCTTCTGAAGAAACTACACAACTACGAGTATAAGGGTAAGAAAGTAGATACTCTCCTTATGTCTCGATTGTTAAACCCCAAGCGTATCTTGCATCCTCTCTGTGAAAACAGGAAGGCTGGCCCTCATTCAATTGAGGCTTGGGGTTGGCGAGTGGGGAGGGGTAAGCCAGAACATAATGATTGGGAAGAGTTTTCTGAGGACATGCTTCATAGATGCACAGAAGATGTGGAAATTCTCGATTTGGTTTATGATGAGCTTCTCCTGGAAGCCAAGGGTAAGAAATGGAGAGATGCTTTTCTCCTTACCTTTGAGCTATTTGAAAACTTACAACAACAAGAAGACTATGGTTGGCTCATTGATAGACCCCACCTTGAGAGATGTGTTGAGAGGCTCACTCGTAGAATAGGCTACATAGATAGTCACCTCGATAAATATCTCCCGTTGGTGGTAGAAATCAATGAATCAAAGAAAGATGGTGAATATAATTACGTCAGAAAACCGTTCCTCAAAAGTGGGAAATATTCCAAAGTGGTTGATGAGTGGCTTTCTGCTGCTTATTCTCATGCTAACCTTCCTACCATTTCCGGTAGCTTTTCTCGCATCAGTTACCGGAAAGTAGACCTTAACAGTAATGATGAGACCAAAGACTTTCTTCTAAAGCTTGGTTGGGAGCCACTAGAATGGAACACCAATGATGACGGAGAACGCACTAGTCCCAAACTCTCAAAAGAGGATAGTTTTGAGGGAGTTGAAGGAAAACTTGGAGCACATATTGTACGTAGAGTGCAATGTAGGCAACGTCTTGGGGTTATCAATGGACTATTACAAAACATACGTCCTGATGGAGCAATTGGTTCAGCAGTTAACACTCTTGCTGTTACAGGAAGAGCCACCCATCGAAACATCGTAAACATTCCTAAGGCTACAAGTTTTTATGGTAAAGAAATGCGCAAGGCATTCACATCACGGGATGGGTTTGTACTTGTTGGTACTGATTCTGACTCTTGCCAGCTTCGTATGCTTGGTGGTAGAATGGGGAGTGCTGCTTACATTGAAGCCATTGTAAATGGTGACAAGAAAAAGGGCACAGATAATCACTCACTCACTGCACGCATTGGAGAACTAGAATCTAGAGACATTGCTAAGAATGTTATGTATTGCCTACTCTTTGGAGGAGGTGATCCTAAACTTGCTAAGACAGCTAAGAAACCCCCTGGTACAGGTGGTGACCTTAGGCTCAAACTCTACAGAGGTCTTGATGGTCTAGAACAACTCATGGAACGCATCACCCTTGAGTGGAAAAATTCAGCAAAGCGTAGGTATAATGCTAAGTTCCGTAGGATGGAGTATTATGATGGATACATCACAGGGCTAGATGGCAGACCCATTCTTGTCCCTTACGAACATATGCTGCTGGTTTATCTGCTACAGAGTGATGAGGCAATTATGATGACGAAAGCTTACAACCTTCTGTGGGAGAGATTGTCACAAAAGTATGTCTTAGGAAAAGACTTCGGAATTGTGTGTTTTTATCACGATGAATATACAATCGAGTGCAGGGAAGAAATAGCAAATGATGTAAAAGAGATTTCTGAACAATGCATTGTTGATGCTGGTTTGTTCTTTAACATTGTGTGCCCTCATAAGGGGGATGGTAAAATAGGGAAAAATTGGTATGACATTCATTGATTGGAACGGATATACTGTTCATAAAGACGGGTCAATAAATAACAAAGACTCAAGTATCAAATCTTTCAAAGAGAACAGTAAGGGATATTTGTTCACCAACTTCTACTACAATAAGAAATCTAACTGCCACCTAGTCCACACTGTAGTATGGATGGCTTTCATGGGGCACGTCCCTATTGGTTATGAGGTAGATCATGTGAACAATAATCGTAAAGATAACAGACTTTCTAATTTGCAGCTTCTGTCTAAATCAGAAAACAATAAGAAAGCATACGATTCAGGAAATCGTAGTTTCATATTCGGGGATACAAACCCTAATTCATTGAAAAGAAAGAAACAGAATGGCTAAAGAAATTAAACAAATGGTTGACGAAGTGGTCAACGGTAAGAAACAATGTGTTATTCTTCGTATTGATGGTGTTACTACCATTTACGATGATGTAGTTGGCTGGACGCTTAATGGTGATTGGGTGGCTGTTATGCTCTCAGATGGTGCCACTGAGGTATGGCCTGCTTCTAGTGTGTCCTTTGCTCGTCATTTCACTAAGGAGTAAATTATGGGTTTGAACGCTAAGAATATCAGCAACAACACCACCCGTGTTGCCCAGAAAAACCTGGATGCAGATGTATATCCTGGGCGTCTTGTCCAGATTATTGACCTTGGCTTGCAGCCTCAAGACCCCTATGAGGGTAAGCCAAAACCCCCTATCAATAAAATCAGCTTTACCTATGAGTTGGCTGAGGAATTTATGAAGGATGAAGATGGTAAAGATATGGAGGACAAGCCTCGCTGGATTTCAGAAGAGATGGCCCTTTATGGCCTGGGTGCCGACAAGGCTAAAAGCACTCTTCGTTATAACGCCTTCGACCCCGAGGGAGTTTTTAACGGTGACTTCGCTCGCTGTGTTGGTGCTCCTGTTAATGTAACAGTTGTCAACAAAATCAGTAAGGGTAAGACTTATGACAACGTGGGAAACATCTCCCCTATGTCTGCCAAGCGTAAGGCTACTCTCCCTGAGTTGAAGAACCCACCCAAGGTGTTTGACCTGGATAACCCAGACATGGACATCTATAACAGCTTGCCTCCGTGGATTCAGGATAAGATTAAGGGTAATCTCAACTTCAACGGATCGCCATTGCAGCGTAAGCTTGGTGGTGAGGCTAAGAAGACTGAGACGCAGGTGGTTGAGGAAGAAGACAATCCCTATTGATATGCAACCTCTAATTGACGGCGACATTCTCCTCTACGAAGCGGGGTTTGCTGCTGAGACAGGGTGGGAGAGTGAAGACTCTCCTCCCTTCTCTTATGTAGAGGAAATATTGGAGAACAAGGTGGGTAACATCTGCGCAATGGCAGGTGCTACCCTCCCTCCTATTTTCTTCTTCACTGGTAAGACCAACTTTAGAAACACTGTTGCTAAATCTTTCAACTATAAGAATAGACCAGGGAATAAACCCTTTCACTACTACAACATTAAAGCTTACATCAAAGGTAAATATGAGTGGAGACAACAGGAAGGGCTGGAAGCAGATGACCTTATGGCCATCTTCCAATGTGAGAGAGAAGAGCTGTACAAAATCACCTGTTGCTCAGAACACCCCTCAGCAAGAACAATCATATGTTCCAGAGACAAAGACCTTAGAGCTGTTCCGGGATGGCATTATGGTTGGGAAGTTGGAAATCAACCATCGTTTGGCCCGGCCATTGTTACAGAGTTTGGCGCTATCAGACTATCTAGTGACAGAAAATCCCTCAAAGGTGAGGGTCTATTGTTTTTCTACTCACAATGTCTTCTCGGTGATCGAGTTGATACAATCCCGGGGTTGCCTGGTACAGGCCCTGTAAAAGCCTTTGAGCTACTCTCCCCTTGCCAGAATGAAACAGAGGCTTGTAGGGTGGTTTTAGAGGCTTACAGAGGTACATATGGAGAGGGGGCAGAGGAGATGTTGCTTGAACAAGGGAGGTGTTTATGGATGACGAGAGGATTACTGGAAGATGGTCAACCCAAACTGTGGGAGATTCCATCTTTGTCTTCGGAAGCAACCTTGCAGGAAGGCATGGAGCAGGAGCAGCAAAGCAAGCCTTAAAATATCATGGAGCCGTTTACGGGATAAGTAATGGATTGGTAGGGAATAGCTATGCTATACCTACTAAAGATAACTATCTTAGAACACTCCCGCTAACTACTATTCAGTTTTACGTAGACCATTTTTTGATGGTTGCTAGGGGTTGTCCTGAGAAAACTTTCTATGTCACTTCTATTGGGTGTGGGTTAGCAGGGTGTTTACCTGAAGAAATTGCTCCTATGTTTGAATTTGCCCCTCCAAATGTAGTTTTACCAGGTGTTTTTATGGATGTTTTAAACGATGTTCCTCAATTGTATTGACTATCCTGACGAGGATATGGACGAGCCAACATACAACCCAAGACCAAAGACCTGCACTAGGTGTGGTACTCGAAAACTACAATGGAAGGAGACGGCTATGGGTTGGCGTCTTCATAAATATACAGTTAATGGTCTTAGGTTACATGATTGCCTTAGAGAGGGCTCCGATGCTCCTAGATGAAGAAGGTGTTCCTTGTATTGTTCAAGCTATAAGATGGCAAATGCGAACACGGTGGTATGTTTCGTTCTTTGATGGATCATCTGTCTATGTAAATGCAGAACTACTAGATAATCATTACCAAGTTGTCCATTCTTTGTCTCAAACGGGATACTATAACTTTCAACCAATTATTGCACAGCTTGAAGAAATCTACAGAGAAGGAAAGAAACGGTGGCCAGTGGACGAAGGCTCGGTACGTTTCTTTTATAACATCGGTTTTACGGAGTGGAAGTCTCCGATGGCCCCCTAGATATACAGTGTTGAATGAAGCTTGCATTGGGCAAAGGATAAATCCTAAGTCAGGCAGGCTTGCTAAGTTTTACACCTGCAACAGGTGCAAGGAAGCCTTCCCAGGGAAAGACATACAGGTCAACCACATTATACCTGTAGTTCCCACCACTGGATTTGACAGTTGGGATGGCGTCGTAGAACGCTTGTTCTGCGAACAGAGTGGCTTAGAAGCGGTATGTATCCCTTGCCACAAAACAATTACCAAAAGAGAAAACGAAGAAAGAAAGAATGAACGATAATTTCAAGGGTTTTAATCTCTTCAACGACATTGAAGATGAACAGCTTCGTATCCGTAACCGTGCTGTTGTCTTGGCTAACATTGCTGAGGACAACACCAAGAAAGCTCTCCTGAGCCCCAAGGGTGCTGCCCTAGTATTGGGCTATTTCAACTGCATTCCCCAGGAAGAGCGAGGTGCTGTTAAAGACAGCTTTGCTAAAAATATGCAAGAACGGGGGTATGCCTTTGGCTGAAGCCCTTAAGTATGACTCTGAGAAACCAAGAGTAGACCTTCTTGACCCCCTCGCACTAGAGGGGTTGTCAAAGGTGCTAACCTTTGGTGCTCAGAAATATGCTGCTAACAATTGGAGAGGTGGTCTTGGTTATAGCCGTCTTCTTGGAGCAGCTATCAGACATACCTTTGAAATTATGAAGGGCAATGACATTGATGATGAATCAGGGTTGCCACATATTGACCACCTGGGTTGCTGCTGGATGTTCCTCAGTAACATGATGAAAACCCGTCCTGACATGGACGATAGATGGAAACCTAATGCGCCACCTAGTAATTCCTGATTGCCAAGTGAGACCAGGGGATGACTTGTCATTCCTATCACACATTGGTAAATATATTGTAGACAAGCGGCCAGATAAAATCATTTGTCTTGGTGACTTTGCTGATATGCCTTCTCTTTCATCCTATGATGTAGGTAAGAAATCTTATGAAGGCCGTAGATATATGTCTGATGTTGAATCAGTAGATGATGCAATGGCCACACTCTTAGCCCCTCTTCATCGTCTCCAAGAACGACAAAAGTTTAATAGAAAGAAAATATATACCCCTGAGCAGCATATGATGCTAGGTAATCATGAAAACCGTATTAACCGTGCAGTGAACAATGATGCTAAGCTTGAAGGGCTAATGTCTACTTTCGACCTCGCTTATGAATATTATGATTGGGAAGTGCATAACTTCCTTGAGGTAGCTGTAATTGATAACATTGCATATTCTCATTACTTTGTCACCGGTGTAGCAGGTAGGCCAGCGAGTAGTGCTATGGCTCAACTCAGAAAGACTAATATGTCTTGTATCTCCGGTCATCAACAAGGGTTGCAAATTGCTACAGCTAGTAGAGCAGATGGTGCATTGCTTACCTCGGTTATTGCTGGTAGTTGTTACGAGCACCAAGAAGACTATCTAGGCCCTCAGGGTAACAAACATTGGAGAGGGGTGTTGGTATTGAATGATGTGCATGATGGACAGTTTGATTTGATGCCACTGTCTCTGAAATATCTTCGGGAAGAATATGGTAACTAAAAAGGAGACACATGGTAGATGGATTTAAAACAAGCTTCGGCTCAGATGTATTTAGATTTAAGTATGCCCAAGGACCAGATGATACTTGGGCTAAGCTTTCCGACAGACTCGTTGAAGATGTATGCGGAACGCGAGGTGGAAAAGCACCTAAACTTCTATCTGACTCAGATAGGAAACAGCTTACAGAGTATATTAAACATTTCAAGTTTATCCCAGGGGGTCGTTACCTATACTATGCAGGAAGACCCTTTAGCGCATACAATAACTGTTATCTTCTCCGTGCAGAAGAAGACACAAGAGAAGAATGGAGTAGCGTAACATGGCGAGCAATGTCATGTCTTATGACTGGCGGGGGTATTGGAATTGATTACTCAAGACTGCGCCCAGCAGGAAAAGCTCTTAGCCGCACTGGGGGCACTGCAAGCGGACCTATCCCGCTTATGTATGCGATTAACGAAATCGGGCGAAATGTCATGCAAGGAGGTTCTAGACGAAGTGCCATTTATGCTTCGCTCAATTGGCAGCATGAGGACATCGGTTCATTTCTTAAATCTAAGAATTGGTCTTCTGTCGTTAAGGAACAGAAGTTAATTGACTTTAACTTCCCCGCCCCTCTTGACATGACCAACATCAGTGTTAATTATGATGATGCCGCCGCTGAGAATTATTCAGAAGACAGACATGATGGACACGGATGGGATTTGTCTAAAAACCCCGTCTTCCTGCAAAATGTTAGACAGGCTATGGAAACTGGGGAGCCTGGGTTTAGCTTTAACTTTGGTGATAAACAGAATGAAACCCTTCGTAATGCATGTACGGAAGTTACAAGCGAAGATGATTCTGACGTATGCAATCTTGGCTCAATCAATATGGGCAATATCACAAGTTTGGAGGAGTTCGAGTCCGTGGTTCGACTTGCCTCTAAGTTCTTGGTCTGTGGTACTCTCCGGGCTGATCTTCCCTACGAGAAGGTCTATAAAGTTCGTGAGAAAAATAGACGACTTGGACTTGGACTTATGGGCATCCACGAATGGCTCCTCCAAAGAAACTACAGGTATGAAGTAAATGATGAACTTAGAAATTGGCTTTCCGTATACAGAGATGAGTCTAAGAGAAGCGCTGACGAGCACTGTGACCGTCTGTTTCTTAATCGTCCTGTTGCCTATCGGGCTATCGCTCCTACTGGTTCTATTGGCATTTTGGCTGGTACTACAACTGGCATTGAACCTCTTTTTGCTGTTGCTTACAAGCGTAGATTCCTTACAGACGGCACTCGCTGGCGCTACAAGTTCGTTGTTGACGGCACTGCGCAAGCACTAATCCAGAAATATGGAGTTGATCCAGACTCTATTGAATCTGCTCTAGACCTTGCTAATGACTATGAACGAAGAATCAAATTCCAAGCGGACATTCAAGATTACGTTGATATGTCAATCAGCAGTACCATTAACCTCCCTGCCTGGGGCTCAGAAGGCAATTCAGAGTCAGACGTACCTAGGCTTGCTCAAATTCTTAGCAAGTATGCACCACGACTACGTGGATTTACGTGTTACCCGGATGGAGCTAGAGGAGGTCAACCCCTAACTGCTGTTTCTTATAAAGAAGCTGTTTCTCATAAAGATGCAGTTTATGACGAGATTATTGATGTGTGCGACCTAACAAAAGGAGGTCACTGTGGAAGCTGAGTTTGATCCTGTACATTACCGTTGCCGCTATTGCAACGATGTTATCTTCTCCTCTTACCCAGGAGAATATGTATCTTGTGACTGTGGTAAAACCTCTGTAGACCAAACTGCTTGGTATACTAGGTTTATCGGTGAACTCCCTATCCGTGATAAGGATAACGAAGAACCTTAAGTAGAAAAAAGAAAAGCCCCTAAGGAGTAATCCCTAGGGGCTTTTTTCATTTCTGGCTTAGAAGTCGCCAGTGGCCTCACGGTATACTCTCGTATACGGGGTGCCATTGATGGTTAGATTGACAGTAGCAACTCGATTAGGAGCGGTCCCTGTCACTGACTGGCTGTATGCTGTAATAGCAACATCAGCAGGAGCAAAGATACCAACCCATCCGAAAAACTCTGTCAAGCTTCCATAGGTCCACATATTGTGCCATCTCTTATACACAGGGGATTGCGCAGAGCTGCCTCCATACTCATCAGCGCTAGAGTTAACTGTTCCGTTAAACCCTAGCTCGCTGCTAAACCATGCAGAGCTATTCAGCACACGCCCTATGGGGGCTACCAAGGGATAGGCCCAGGCTTTTACAATGTCACCCACCGGGCGGCATCTAGAGTTAACCTGAACAGGGTCTGTAAGTGTTGATGTAGCACAAGGCCCCACGTTGCATCGCAGGGTCCCTGTAAGGGTTCCCGCTCCAACACCAAGGGCCGTCATACCAGCTACCTGTACGTTAGCACCACCACCCACTACGTTACCGTTCCAACTACCGTTAGTAAGAGCAAAGTTGGTTACACCTCCTGTAGCTCCTGATAGCTCAAAGCTAATGTTGTTACCGTTAGGATAGCCAGTGCCTTCAGTGAAAGTGAGTGTGAGAATATCCCCAGCCACTGTAGCTGTTGCCGGTACTCTAATGTCTCGGGTATTAAACCTATAGCCCACATTACGAGCAGAAGGGAACACATAATGCTTCCCATGTACCAACACACCTTCAGGGAACCACACCTTAAAGTCTCTTGCCTTACTGACCTTCCTGATTTCGAGGGTGAAGGTTTCACCACCAACGTAAGTGTTACCGAGGGCTTGGCAACTAAAGCTTGCACAGTCAATGTAACCGCCAGTGCTATAGATATTGGTAATAGGACCGCTTACGCTCCCGCTAATCGTCATAGCATTGGCACTAGAACCACTCACACTAGCTACAGTGACAGTGATGATTTCTTCCACAGCTCCTGGCTTAGCGATGAGGTTATACAAGTAGGCTGCCGTATTACTACACAGTGCTGACGAGATGGAGACATCCGTAGCCAAGTCGAGGTCTTCGACAGTTTCTACAATGTTAGCTGTGCGCTTAAACTGTGTTCTGCGAGCCACCATTCTTCGACTAGAGTTATGCCCCTTGAAACCATTAGAGGCACACTTATAGTTGGTACCATGTACCAGCACACCATTAGCTGTTTCTGCTGCACCGCCCTCTGTACGACTCCATCTACTCTGGTTGTTGTTGTCATTAAGAAGAGCATGTTGGAACAAACTCTGACCCCTGCTCACCATCTGCCAACCACCTGGGGTATTGGCTGTGTGATTATAAGCACCATCAGGGTTGTGCCCACACCACACACTGGTACGTTCCTTATTGTAAGGGTCGGTATGGAAAACAGTCCAGTGTCTAGTGGGAAGCGATGAAATGAACAAACCATCTACCAAAGTTTCAGTAGGTGGCAATAGCCAATGTGCATCAATTGCCTTCCCATACAGAGCAGCGCTTGCTAAAGTATTCGTGAAAGAGAGAGAGCCTACAGCAAGCTTGATAGAATATTCTGCTAAACCTGCTCTAGCTGCTGCTGAAGCCTCTCTGTGGTCTGTCGAAGATTGCACAGAGTCGTCATCACCGCCAGGGGCTGCATGGAATGCGTCTGAAGAAGGGAACGATCTACAGAATGTTCTAGCATACTCCTTAGTTCTCACTGAGTTGCCCCAAGAGAATGAGCAAGCATACCCAAGACATAGCATAGCTGCCTGAAAGTCAGTAGACGAGAGGCCATAGCCTTTTCTCTCATGGTAACTCCCATCGTCCATCAACATAGGGTCCATCACTCTCAGAGTGAGTCCAGCCCACTTAAGAGCATATGGGACATTCAATGCGATGTTGCTATTGGCAGCTCCTGAGAAAGCTGTGTCTTCTCCTGCAAGAGAAGCACAAATCATAGAAGCAACTAGCCATGTATTATGAGCGTGACCCCCAAATAAAGCTCTCTGCCCAGGCCACCTACCCCCTTGTGTACCAAAGGTAGAGGAGCATAAGGCAAACCCCGGTTCGTTTAGAAGCCTATCTGCGCATTTAGCTAAAGCTGCCACTGCTGAAGTATTCTGGGGAGCTGTTAGAGCACTTCTACAAGCATCATAAGCAATAGCGAGTGCTTCCCCGCCAAACCTAAGGGCTAGGTCGCTTCCGTAGGAAGAGAAAGACCAGTTGGCCATCCCTGTAGTAGACCCGTCCCCAAACATTCTATTTACAAGGGCATCTCTATAAGCAGTGTCCCCGGTAATCCAGAATAAGTGAGCATAGTCCGCAGCATATGTCAGCTCCTGCTGAGCAAGCTGGGAGTTAGAGCCAACGGCGGCGCTTGTTGGTAGTGCAGCAGCACTTCCTACACGAGTAGCCATTGCATCATACGCAATCCTAAAAGCACCACCCAAGCTATAAGCTGTTAAGTCATCAGGCTTGAACCTAGGGCGTGCTTTAGCCGAAATGAGGGCATACCCTGTGTTATGAGCAGGGATGTTCTCACTTACAGCATCGCTGCTGACAGTGAACCATCTCCAAGAAGTCCAAGCTGCAATAGATGGATCATAAAAAGCCACTTGGTAATCCCCAGGGGCTAGGTCAGCAGGCCAAGCAGTAATTTGACTAGAACCCAACGGGCAATTTACAACTGTAGCCGTACCATCTGCTGCCCCTGCAACCTTCACCCTGAATTGATACTGGTTAGTATCAAGTGCGGCGATGCTATAGTCTTGGTTTGTAGCATAGACAAAGGTAGGGTTTCGGGACTTTACTACAGCCCCGTGAGGGGGCCAAATCGTAACCATACTGGAAGTAGAACTGAAATAATTATCAATTGCTCGATATTTATTACCAATCCAATCAGAGGGAGGGGACCCCGCCACATCGACGAGGTTCACATCCACAACTTTCTTAGCTCTCCCAGACTCTCTTAATAGTTGTCTAGCCATATATTACCGAATAAAGCTTTTAGCCCATGTAATTGTGAGGGACTCGGCCGCAGCGGCCTGTACAGTAAGTACAATACTTACGGGAGCCGTCGTGTTAATGCCTGTGGAACTTCCAGAACCACCTGAACCTGTTCCCTCAACAGTTGCTGAAGCATCCGTGCCTGCTGTTCGACAAATCTTAAGCTCAAAAGCACCTGTGTTAGTGGTAAAGCTGGCTTGGCAGGGAGAGGACCCTCCAATTGAACCCATACGAGCCCTTACAAATTTCGTAGCCGCCCCTGTACCCACAGCCTTCCCGCTGATGATAAGTTCTTTACCAAGGCTCCACACATTGGCGGGAATCACAATAGTACCAGCAGAGATTTCTGTAGCGGAGCTACTTACCTGGGCAAAAATGGTACCCAGGTCTTCATTATAGACAGTGGGATCAAGAGTCCAGACAGTGCCTGTTCCAGAGACAATTACATCTCCTTTGTCGCCATCCGAAACTCCTACACCCCCACCACCCCCTCCGGCTGCCTCAGTATATTCATTGTAATAGGGTTTCTGCACACCAGCAGAGGCAATGCCAGAAGGCTGACTAACAGCCCTCTGACCATATGCGTTAGAGACCCCACCGGGGCCAACATTTTCAATAGGCATTTGTTTCCTTTGTTATATTAAGGAGCAGTGTAACCAAGAAGATTAACTCTCACGGTTCCGGCAGCACTAAGTGCCACGTTAAGAGCAGCATTAGCTGTAAGAGGCACCCCTGTAGGTAAAGAAAATTCAACTGACTGCCCTGCCGGGACAGTAACTTGCAATCTGGTGGTGGTCGCGTCTCGAAGCAACACATCAACAGCCGAAGCGCCTGTGTTAGTCGCTTGCATCCAAGTAACGTGCCTCTTCAAGCCTGCACCAGCCGCTGCCTGAGCTACCACATCTGAGGTTGTCGTCAGTGCGCTGGTAAACGACCACTCAGCTTCGGAGAGGGCGTATGGCTTAACAATGCCTGCGCCAATCATAGTTGCTAGCCATGCCACGTTGTCCCCGGTGGCAGACATAGCTGCAATGTTGGCATTTGACGCCCGCAGGCCAACTGTAACAGGTTGTCCGATAGGGCTGTCAACTGCAACAAACCCCTGAATAGTGGTGTTAGATGCAGATGTAACAACAGTACCTAGAACCTGAACAGGGAGTGCCTTATCCGCACGGACAGTCCCCTGACCATCAATCATTACCTTGGTTTCAGACCAGTCTTCTAGCATCAGGTCGTGCATACGGGCCGTAGTGCGCAAGATGACCGAGCCGCCAGCGTTTACCGCCGTGGTGCCAATGGCTGGGGTGGCAGGTGAGACACGCACACCCAGCACGCTAGTAATTGGCTTCAGAACCATGACAGAGGCGGATATGCTAGCCACTTCCCACGCGCCATCAAGGGCCAAATCAGCGCCGGTCAGGTCTGCCCTCACACCATGCAAATTGATGTAGTCACCAACTGCCAAACCTGCCCATGTGGTGTTACCAACCACTGATAGCCAATCGGTTTGCCCGGTCAACTGCGCGACGCTTGAAACCGTTTGAGCAATGATCCCTGGCTGGTCTGCACCCCCGTTAATCAAGCAAACACTGCCACCATAGCCCGTGGCCGTGCCGGTTGTCCCAATCAAAGTGAAGGTGTTCGCCCCTGTTACGATGATAGCCACCGGTGTCGTGATGGGAGCAAAGTTAGTCACATCACGGTTGCCCTTGATGGTGACATAGTTCCCTGTCGTCAGGCCGTGTGCGCCATCCGTGGTTACAGTCCAGGTTGTTGAACCAGCCTTGGCAATGCTGACAATCTCTGCAACCGGACGAGACATACCAATAGGTTGGAAAACACGGAATCGCGGGTACAAAGGAAGGCCGATAGGAGGCTTAACAGAAGTTCGAGAAACCCTAGCCGTCCAGGAAGTCGTAGGAGACTCAATGCCCTTATCCAGCACATCGGCAGAACCAGGACGGGCCTCAAGACGGTAGCGGCTAGTCGCCTTTAGTTCAACATTTCCCATCACTCCGTTCAGATATTGAGGAGCAGTACTTGCAACGGCTACCCGGTGATCACCTAGTAAAGTGCCAGTTACTTGAGCATCACCCCCATTAAACACAGAGACGATTGCAGCAGAAGTAGCTGTTAGTCCGGTAAACCGATAACCAAACCCATCACTAGCCCCTCCCATATTGTTATAGAAAGTGACCTTGGCTTCACCCAGCGTTGGTGTGATAGATGGAACAGCCAGGGAAGGGAGTGCTGTTTCGTCCGAAAACCCAAACGTGATTGTTTTACGATCAGCCGAGATAAACTTGATCGTCGCGTTTTGATAGTTCAAGCGGGTGTCAACCAAACCAGTGATATTTATCCAGTCTGACAGATATACAGCAGCTTCCTCAGGGTATGCAGGTAAAGCAGTTTCCAACACAACCGTACAAATTGTACCAGCTACTGCCGAGTAAGCAGCTCCGTTATCCGCATTAGATTGATAAATACTGGTAATGTTGATAGGGTTTGGAACAGGCGATGCGACACCTGATGGTCCGTTACTGAAAAGAGCTAGTGTTGAAAAGTGTTGCCTATTTCTAATTACCGAAGCTTCCACCTCAAGAGCTGCTGGTTGGTGTACCGGGTAGTTTACCATTACCCTTGATTCACCTGGGGAGAGAGGGTTACAAGATAGTGCTGTAACTGATTGTCCATTACTATATTTCGTAAGGGTTACAAAGTCACCACCAGCCCAATTAACCTCGTCAAAATTGTCGTAGGCCCCAAGCAATTCAGCCGCTGATCTAAAATCAGGCACTACCTGTTTAACAGCCCCGCTACCACCATTCTTGTAATAGGCGTATGCCAGCTCATTCAATGTCGTCATTTACTTATTTCCTTTTGCGTTTATCATGTTGATTGAGAGCCCTGTTCTTTGATTTAGACATAACTCCTAGATTTTTAGCAGACTGATCGGATGTATTATGATTTTTATGATCTACATCTTTACCATCACCCTTCCTCACCTTACCAGCTTTCATTAGCTTAGCTCGTGAGGCATTCCTCTCTGCTCTCCTCTTCTTCTGTTCGGGTTGCGAATTAAACTTTCGTTGACGAACACTGTCAGCAGTAGCTCCCCGCTTAAACTGTCCCTTTGCTGGCATTTAACCCCCTAGTTTCCTTAGTTCAGCCTCCAAGATTGCTTTGATAGCAGGGTTTTTAGTTCTGCTAATCTCAGTCTTGATGTCTCTGATGTTTTCTTCTTTAGTACCTCCACTGTTAAGCTGCTCTTGAGGAGTGAGTTTAACAGCTTCTGCCATTGCTTTCTCTGTCTGTGGGCGAGGCCCTTCCTTCTGCTCTTTAGGAGCAGGGAACACATCAGGAAGGTAA